AACAATATGAGCGGTAGGTATCAGGTAGATTTGTGCAACCTATCAGATAAAGCAGTTCAGGCTTTGGAGGATTTAGGTATTGAGGTTAAGACGAAAGAGGGAAAGGGTAAGTTTATCACTTGCAAGAGTACTCTTCCAATCAATGCTTACGACGATGGTGGCTCACAGATTGATGGCAGCATCTTAGGTAATGGCTCAAAAGCGACCGCCCTCGTTAGCTGCTACAGTTGGAAGAAGAACGGTAAACAAGGTGTCAGCCCTTCGTTGAAGCGGATTGTCATCACAAACCTTGTACCTTATGTTCCGACCACTGAAGAAACATTTGAGGATGATGACGTATTGTGATTGCTTTAATCGATGCAGATATTATCTGTTATCGAATAGGGTTTGCCACTGAAGATGAACATGAAAACACCGCTATTGAAACGATGGCGGTGTTTCTTGAAGATTTGTTAATGTTTGATCTTATTGACTGTGATGAGCACTCGTTGTTCTTAACAGGCAAGAATAATTTTAGACATGACATAGCAGTGACAGCCCCTTACAAAGGTAACAGAAAGGATGTTCCAAAACCACGCCATCTCCCGCTACTGCGGGAATATTTACAGACAGCTTGGGGAGCTAGTGTTAGTGATGGACAAGAGGCTGATGATGACATTTCCATCAAAGCTACAGAGTTTGGTGATGATTGCATCATTGTATCAATTGATAAAGACTTTATGCAGGTTCCGGGATGGCATTACAATTTTGTGAAACAAGAAAAAAAGTATGTTACTCCAGAGGAAGGGTTGCGTTTCTTTTACAAGCAAATCCTAATGGGAGATTCGGCAGACAATATCAAAGGGATGCCTCGTGTGGGTGTTGTTCGGTCAGAAAAGATGTTGGCTCCTTTGAATACGGAACAACAGTTTTATCAGTGTTGTGTGGAGGGGATGGGAAAAGAACGTGTCTTGGAGAATGCTCAACTTCTTTGGCTACGACGAAAACCAAACCAAATGTGGGAGCCGCCGAATGAAGAAGTTTAAACTAGCTGGTATCACATGGGTTGTGAAACGAACTTCGATGGGAGATTTAGGCTCGACAAACCCAGATGAAAGTGTCATTTTAATTAACGACAAGTTGGAAGGTCAATCTTATGATGTCACATTGATGCATGAGATTGTCCATGCCATTTTGTTTACGATGGGGGAGCGCAATCACGATGAAAGGTTTGTAGAGGGATTTGCCCAGTTATTGTATCAGTATGAACAGCAGAAAATATAACAAGGGTAGATGGACTGAAGCTAGATATAGGGCTTTTAAAATATCAGCCTTACGAGCATACATGAAGCGATGGGAGCCTTTATGGGATACCAAAGAAAATGCTAAAGTAGGTAAGATGATAAATAAAAAAACAGGAAGAATGGCTGAGCATTATCGATGTGCTGGTTGTAATGATTTCTTTGTCGCTAATGACGTACAAGTAGATCATATAAATCCTGTGGTAGACCCTAAAGATGGTTTTAAAGATTTAGAAACTTTTTCTGACAGATTGTATTGCGAAGAAGAAAATTTACAAGTTCTTTGCAAACAATGTCATAAAGATAAAACAAATGCAGAAAGAAAGCAGAGGAAAAAATGAAACTAGAATACAGTAGTGATAGTAATCCGTTTGTTAAACAACTCGAAAGCTCAATGGAAATGTGGCGAGAGTATTGTGACAAGTATTGGGGTAAGCCAGACAAGTTCATTGAGGATAACCAAAAGCAAGTCGAAAGCTACATTAATGCCTCTAAAATTATGTTAGCATATCTCGGAGTAAAGGCAGACAAATGAACGTAAAGCTAGTATGGGCTACCCCCGATGCAGAGGAAAAGGTGGCATATATGGCTCGCGTGTCTAATCCAACTAATCAGGACAACAAAGAGACGGCTCCTAAGCTACTCCGTTACCTGATGAATAACAAACATTGGAGTCCATTTGAGATGGTTAATGTTTGTATGGAGATTGAGTGTACAAGAGACATTGCGCGACAGATTATACGCCACCGCTCGTTTAGCTTTCAAGAGTTCAGTCAGCGTTATGCTGAGGCACTTGGTGCTGAATATGGTGAGGCTCGGATGCAGGATGAAAAAAACCGCCAAAACTCCTTACCAACACAGGATAGGGAGCTTCAGCGGTGGTGGGATGAACAGCAACTACTGGTTATGAAGCAGGCTCAATTTGCTTATGGGGCTGCTTTGAACAATGGTATTGCTAAGGAAGTTGCCCGTAAGGTGTTACCAGAAGGGTTAACAATGAGTCGGATGTACATGAATGGGACACTGCGGAGTTGGATGCACTATGTAGACATTCGCTGTGATGTTGCAACACAGAAGGAACACAGAGAAGTTGCTGAGAAATGTAAAGCAATTTTGACTAAACTGTTCCCTAGTTTGTATGGAGGTTAACATGGAAGATAAGCAGTATTACCACTTTAAGAAGAGTAGTTCACGACCATCAGTATCATCTAGCACTGAACATTTCTATGTTTGCCCTGATGACGCTATGTGGCATGATGTTATGCGGCAGTTTGCGGCATTCCTAGATACTTGTGGTTATGTCGGTGTGTACGAGAATGTCGACATCATGTTGGACGACTACTGGAATCGTAAATCTTCACGAGAGGCTTTTGCTGAATGAAAATCTTAGTTATTCCTGACTGTCAAGTAAAGCCGGGAGTAGCTACTGACCACCTTACGTGGGCTGGAAAGGCTATCTGTGACTACCGACCAGATGTTGTTATTAACATTGGCGACTTCGCAGATATGCCCTCTCTATCAACCCACGATAAGACTGGTAGTAAATACTTTGAAGGGAAGCGTTATAAGGATGACATTAACGCTGCCCAGATTGGTATGAAGAAGCTGCTCAAACCGTTGCGTGACTTACAGGCAACACAGAAGACAACGAAACACAAGGTGTACAAGCCTCGTATGATTTTAACAATGGGTAACCATGAGAATCGCATCAACCGCGCAGTGGCTAACACGCCTATGCTCGAAGGTGTGATTTCGACTGACGACCTAAACTACAAAAAAGATTGGGAAGTATATGAATTTCTTAAGCCTGTTTTTATCAATGGTGTTGGTTTCTGCCACTACTTTCCAGTTGGTGCTATGGGTAGGGCAGCCAGCTCTGCTAGTGTTATCGTTAATAAGCTCCATATGTCTTGTGTTGCTGGGCATCAGCAGGGTAAGCAAGTTGCTTATGGGAAGAGAGCGGACGGAACGGCAATCTGCGGAATAATTGCTGGTTCGTTCTACCTACATAACGAAGATTACATGGATCAACTGAGTAACACACATTGGCGTGGGTTGGTGGTGTTGAACGAGGTCAAGGATGGCGCTTTCGACGAGATGTTTCTCTCTATGAACTATTTACAGAAGAAATATGCTGACACTCCCTGACATTTATGATAAACTAAAACGTCTGGACGAGGTGACAATCTTGGAAGTGTTAGAGATTAACACAGAAGAGATTGTTGCTCGTTTTCAGGATAGGATTGAAGATATGGCTGACTATTTAGAGGAACTACTAGATGACAATTAAAATTAACTTAGAGCGGGACAAGCTGTTCGATGCTTTAGGGCTTCAGCGGTTGCGTGAAAGTTACATGATGGAGAATGAGGTTAGTCCTCAAGAAAGGTTTGCTTATGTATCGGAGGCTTTTAGCAGTAACCCTGAACATGCTCAGCGACTTTATGACTATAGTAGTCAGCATTGGCTTAGTTATAGCACTCCCATTCTTTCTTTTGGGCGTAGTAAGCGTGGGCTACCTATTAGCTGTTTCCTTAACTATATGGATGATAGCGCAGAAGGTTTGGTTAACAACCTATCTGAAACTAACTGGCTTTCAATGCTTGGAGGTGGTGTTGGTGTCCATCTTGGCATTAGGAACAGTGATGATAAATCTACAGGGGTGATGCCTCACTTGAAAATGTATGATGCTTCTTCGTTGGCGTATCGACAAGGACGCACACGGCGTGGTAGTTATGCTGCCTTCTTAGACATCAGCCACCCTGATATTATTCAATTCCTAGAGATGCGTAAGCCCACAGGCGACCAAAACCTACGGACATTGAATTTAAATCATGGTGTTAACATCTCTGACAAGTTTATGGAGGTGCTAGAGAAATGCATGAAAGATGGTGATGCTAACGACGATTGGGAACTTATAAATCCCGCTAACAACGAAGTTGTCGAGGTGGTTAGTGCTAAGGCATTGTGGCAGAAGATTTTGGACTTGCGTATGCAGACAGGTGAGCCGTACCTAATCTTTATTGATAATGCTAATCGTGCGTTACCATCATGGTTAGATGATAAGGGGTTGCAGATCAACGGATCTAACTTATGTACAGAAATCTTTTTACCAACCAGCGCCGACCGAACAGCAGTTTGTTGTCTATCTAGCGTGAATTTGGAGTACTACGATGATTGGAAAGATAACAAGCAGTTTATTCCTGACATTATGGAGATGCTTGACAATGTTCTTCAGTATTTTATTGATACTGCCCCTGACCATATTCGCCGTGCTATTCGTTCTGCTACCGATGAGAGGTCTGTTGGACTTGGTACTCTAGGGTTCCATGCGTACTTGCAAAAGAATAACATGGCTATCGATGGGGTTATGGCGAAGCTGACTAACCGTGACATCTTTAAACATATTAGTGAGGAATGTAAACGTGCAGATCATACTTTGTTTCTTAAAAGAGGCGCTTGCCCGGATGCAGCTTGGTCTGGGGTTGACCGCCGCTTTAGTCATCACATGGCTATTGCTCCCAATGCTTCTTCCAGTCTTATTATGGGT